TGTTTTATAATCCTGAGTGGTGCTGACGCTACACCAATCCCCGCATTCCGCGAGGATTTCCTGCAAGAGACACGTGAGGCTTTTCATGGCTCGCTCCTTTGATGGGGGCTGGGCCATCCCGAGTCCACACGTGCCGTCCCTGGTGTCCCCCCCAGTACTCCGGGGGGGTCAGTCTTTCTTAGCGTTCGCCACCGAGAAGCTTGGTGACGTTAGCACCCGAGGTAGCAGTCAGCCAGCCCGTGAGGGCATCGACCAGCTGCTTCTGCTCAGTGATCGTGTAACCGACCGGGGGCACGTCCGCAACGATGTAAACACTCATCGAATAGGGCGTGTTCTGGGCCGGGAACAGAGGATCTGCGGCAGTCTTTCGGGCGTCAACCCTGGCCGTCCGTCGAACCCGCTTACCATAGGCGGATGAGATGGTCAGCTTCAGATTACCGTCGTCCTTGGAATAGACGGCGCCACTCTGATTGGTCTGAGTGCGCGGAAGCGCGCTCGCCACAGCGTTGACAATGATCGACTGAGGGTCGGTGAACATGTGAACATATCTCCTGCGGTAAGAGCAGGGCGTCAGCCACTGGCTGTGGCTGATTACCCTGTGGGATGGATCGCGGCATGCAGGCGGCCAGTAGGATTCCGGCCAAACCTGTCACACCGCACATGGCTAGGACGGCGAAGCACCCTAAGGATGCACTCTCGAGTAGAGAGTCGTCGCCCGTCACCATCTCACTTCGCGACACGGCTGATGCCAAGTGCCGCGAGGATGGCCTTCTGCCGACCTGTATAAGCGTCGGGATCCAGGCCGAACCCGTAGGGGGTTGCCTTCACTCGCTTCTTGACTTCCGTCACGAAGGTCTGTGAGAGGGGCCCGCCGGAACCGTCTTTAAGGACGACTCCGTCGAGCAGGTAGGTGTCCCTGATAACCACGTGGGCCATCATATACCCCTCCCTCAACACCAGGCTGTCGTTATGGAGGGCCGAGAGGTTCCGGATAATATCTCCGGTGTTACTCGACCAATCCACCAGCCAACTCCATGGGGTTAGCTCCCAGAGAAGCTCCGGCGTAAGCCGCAGCCCAAACAGTCGCGCAAGCTTCTGCTCGGTCCCCTTCAACCGCTCCCTGGCAGAATCGCCAGAAGAGTAGTAGTAGGTGTACCCTCCGGAGAACCAGAACCGTTTTTCCACGGTCCTGGTCCTATAGAGCTTTCCCGGACCGCTCCTATAAGCGCCAGTCCCACCCGTCCGCAAGGGCGGGGACCCCCAAGCATTACTGCTCAGGAGGTCGGGACCGGTGACGGTGCGGTCTACAGGGAACGAATAGCGGCGCCGCACTAAGCGGCCTGAGTCGCGCTCTAGCTGAGCCACCACCTTATCGGCAGTGGTAACAGCCTCTCCAAATTTCTGGAGATCCGAGATGATGGGCTTTAACGCAAACTCGAGGTTGACGTACTCGTCGGCTAAGCCGCCGGCTCCGTCTCTTCGAGCAAGCGAGGCCCCCGGGATGGCTGGAAGGCCCTCCCGGAGCTCACCAAGGAATTGCGCAGCTCCCGCAACCGGATTCGTCGGGATCGTTCT